CGGTGGGGCGGGCTTTTCCTCTTCGCCAGCAAACACCGACTTACCCACGGCACCGCCCAACATCTGGCCGCCCTGACTGCCGAGGTAGGCACCAATCAAGCCACCAATGGCGGTCCCGATAATCGGCACCACCGAGCCGATGGCCGCGCCCGCCGCCGCGCCGGCCATGGTGCCCGCCAGATTGCCGGCCGCCGCGCCGTAACCCTCGGCCTGTTCGCCCGTGGTCTTGGCATTCTCATAGGTGTCGAAGGCCATGGCGCCGGCGTCCAGCAGCGCGCCGCCGGGAATCATCTTGGCGGCTTTGCCGATCTTGCCGACCGCCTGCACCACCCCGCCCAGCCGGGCCATCGAACCGGCCGGAACCGGTACCGGTGGACGCGGCACTGGCACTGGGACCGGCGGCCGCGCCCCCGGAATCGGCGAGCGCGAAGAACTACCCGGCCGAGGCAACGGCCTCCGGCGCGAAGCATTGCGCCTTGACCCGCGTCCACGCCGGCGCGTTTCCCCAGGGCCTTCAGCGCCGCCGCCCAGGGCACCCGCGTTAACCACGAAAACCTTCTTGACGCCGTCGTCAGCCAGAGCTCCAGGAGGATCTGGGCGCGAGGTCGGGTGCACAGGTGCAGCGGGTTGGACTGCGCTTCCCCGGCCATGCCTTTGTTGAACGGCAGCGGCTCGATCATGCTGTAGTAAGGGATTCCCTGAGTGTTGACCGTTTCCATGTAGTCCGCCGGAGCAAACACCGAGATGTACAGATCAGGCACACCCTCAGGGATCAGCAACGCCTTGTCGTCGTGGACGAAAGACACACCCGCCACCTTGCCACGGTAGCGCTCCCAGACAATGCCGCCGAACTCGAAGCTTTCACGGGCATCACCGCGCAACGCTGCCGCTTGCTGGCTGTTGAGGTAGGTTTCTTTGACTGCCTTGTGAACGATCAACTTATTCCAGAAGTTCTTGCCGCAGAAGGCGCGAGAGCCGGTACTGGTCACACTGCCCAGCGCGTCCTCTTGCATATCCAGTGCTTCGCCGCACTTCACGCGCAGCTCGGTACTCTGATCGGCCAGGCCCATGGGCAGCTTCTGACGCTGCACGCCGAAGGATGCATAGATGTCCAACAGCGGTGTTTGGCCATCGGCGTCGAGAATCAGGCCATTGAGGGCACCCATGCGCTGAAATTCATGCGTGGCATCCAACTGCCGACGCGCTTTGGCCAGGCGGGCATTGACCACGTCTTGCACCGCCTGCAGCTCGGTGCGGGTACCGAAGGCGCGAATGCCCTGGATCTCGTCGGCCTTGATGGTGAAACGCTCTGGCAAGTGGACGGTATTGAACGGAATCAGGTTGCGCTTGCTGGCCGCGACCACCAGACCAGAGCCACCCCGTTCACCGGCAGGCACCAGTGCCAGGGTGTCGCCGTCCTTTTCGATCTGTACCGTCAGAGTGGTGATGCCCTCCTCGCGGAACAGGCCCAGGGCGCTGATGCGACCCGGCAGATAGGGTTGATCGTTGAGTGCAGCGGTCAGCGCGGTAACGGTAAACGCTTCGTCGTCAAAAATGGCGATGTCGGCCATGGGTACTCTCCAGAAATTGAAAAGCCCGCTCAAGGCGGGCTGGGTAAACGTGGCTGGGGGTATTAGCGGACGATCAGGAAACGGGTGGCCAGGTCCTTTTCAGCCTCAGGATCCAGACCGGTCAGATGCACTTCGCTGACTTCAGCCAAGCGCACCACAGCGCGACCACGGCGCACGATGTCCGACTCGCCCAACTGCCCGTAGAGGATCGCCACGGCAGCCTGAGTACCGTCTTCGGCGACCGGGTCATACGGCGCGAACTCGCCCGTGGCTGTCACCAGACCGAGGACTTGGCCGGGATTCAGCGCAGGGCCAGCGGCAACGTTGATGGTTTCCCGCGAGATGCACCCGGCGCCCTCGGAGAGGAGAAACTCGCCTGTGTGGATCGGCTCTTTTTTGATGGTCATGCTCTTGCTCCTTTCGCGCCGCGCGCAGTGCCAGATTGAGCCGCTTGTCGCGAGGCCCAGATCGAGGTGGGATCAGGTTGTTTGGCCAGCACCTTGGGTGCCGGGTCGTCGGCCAGCGGCAGACTGTTGTCGATTTCAAAGCCCTTGCCGCTGGTGACAATCTTGTCGAACAGACGCGCCCGGACCGCCGCAGCATCCAGCCCCGCTGACACGTATTCGGCACTGAACTCCGGCAGCCTATTGGCGAATACAGCGCGTTGAGATGGAAGCCGACTGTCTGTCCGCCCCCCTTGCCATGTGCACGCCATTCGCCACGAGCGAGCATGGTGCTCTTGTGATGCTCCTCGATCAGAACGTCACATTCAGGACAGCGAAAGACCTCAGCCAGTTCCACTGTGCGGCAAGGAACGCTGTCCAGCAGGTCGATCGCTTCGCTCGCGGCGCCGATCAGCGTGGCGCGGCTGACTACGCCCGGGCTATCCAGGTAGATGGGGATCAGTCTCAGGGCGCCGAGGGCTTGGGTGTAGGCATTGAAGTAGTTGGTTTTCATGCTGCGGCGTCCTTGTGCGTGATGGTGATACCCAGCTTCTTGGCCAGCCATTGCACGCCAGCCTCGGTGACCATCACCACGGCGTAATGCTTGTAACGGTTGATGGTCCCGATCTGGACGCTGCGCGGGTCTGAAAACAGATTGCCGCCGCCACGGTGGTGGCTGGCCAGGTCGCCGCTTTGCGTCAGCACGCGAAGCGCACGCAGTTGCTCACGAAATTTCCGGGGTTTGAGGCCGAGCACTGCGGCGGTTTCGTCCAGGGTGCGGTTCATGGCGCTGCCCTCAGGCGACTGCTGCACGGGCGTGCAGCGTGTCCACGGTGTCGTTGACATTCGTGAACAAATCATCGAGGGAGCCATCGTTTTTCAGCCGCAAGTCGCCAGGAGCAATCAGGATTCCGTTTTCGCTGCTGTGCGGTTTTACGGGTGATGCCACCACGCGATTCATGTGAAGTACTACGCCGCCGCGCTTACATCAAGCGCGGCAGTAAGTGGCTGTATCCACACAGCAGCACCGGGCTGCCAGGTGTGACGGTCAGTGATGATGGCAAGGTCTATTCGCACCACGGCGCTGATCCGCTCGCGAACGGGCACCAGAACGACGCGTTCGAGGTGTTCTGTTTGTTGGAGCATGGCGGCGACCAGTCTCGGGCCGTCAAGGACGCCGCACGATTGCTGGGTATGCAGCATTCTTCGCGCCCGGACCCACGTGATCTTCCCCCGTCCCCATCTGGTGACCTGAGCGAGCCGAGCTGTGCTCCGGACGAAGCCAGCGAGGCCGCTCCGGCTTCTGACGGGGGGGCGGGGGAAGTGCTGACGCTTGAACAGATCCTTCGGCGGTATGCGCTGGTGGAAGGCACCACTCACGTGTGGGATTTCGATCAGTCGCGGGTGATGAAGAAGTCGGCGTTCGAAGCGCGTGTCGGCAAGCCGCTGGCGAAACAATGGGCGGAAGATACCGAGCACCGCAAGCTGATATCCGATGACCATGTGCGCGACATCGAGCAGTCGCGGCGGATGGCGGGCAAGAAGGGCGGAGCCTTCGGGATGCCGCCAACCGAGCGTTATGTGTACATCGATGGCACCAAGGACGTTTGGGATCGCGAGAAGAAACGCCGTGTTGCCGAGGGTGCCGTGAAAATGGCCCTCGGTGACACGTACCCATTGTGGTTGAACAGCAGCGAACGGCGGGTGGTTGACGTTGACCACATTGTCTTTGATCCGACGATGACCAAAGACCCGAGCGTCTACATCAATACCTTTGATGGTCTGCCGCTGGAGCCGCTCAGGGACGATGCCGCATGTGCCAACTTACGGTGGCTGATCTCGTTTCTATGTAACCACGATGAAAATGCGGCGCTCTGGTTGACTCGCTGGCTGGCGTTTCCGCTGCAGCACCTGGGCGCGAAGATGGATACCGCTGTGCTAATGCATTCCAGCATGGAGGGCTCGGGTAAGAGTCTGTTTTTCGCCGATACCATGGGCAAGTTGTACGGCCAGTACGCCGCGACAGTCGGACAGACTCAGTTGGAAAGCAATTTCAACGCCTGGCAAAGCCGGAAGCTTTGGGCCGTTTTCGAAGAGGTGGTCAGCCGCGATCAGCGTTACAACCAGGTGGGCAAAATCAAACACCTGGTGACGGGCAAAACGGTCCGGATGGAATCCAAGTTCATCAATGGCTGGGAGGAATCCAACCATATGAACGCGGTGTTCTTGAGTAACGAGATCATGCCGTGGCCGATCAGTGACAGCGATCGCCGAATGCTGGTTGTCTGGCCCTTGGATACTTTGCCGGTGGAGCGCCAGAAAGCCATTGGCCGGGAGCTGGAGCATGGCGGTGTGTCAGCAACGTGATTCAAGAAGGCCAAGTGGCCTATGTCACCCCGACCAACTCGCCCGAGTATCCATTCGGCGCCGTTGTCGCTGATGCAAAAGGCAACGTCTGCGCCGCCGGAATGGGCAAAAGCAAAGAAAGCCTCGCGGAACTGATCCGCCTCAAGTTGGTGCCCCCTGCGGAGGGGTTCGGGGAGGTCGCTGCATGAGCAATACCCTCGACCAGCTTCGCAAGCAGTTCGCCACACCCTGCCCGTCTCTGACGACAGTGCGGGAACAGTACTTCTCGCACATCCGCACGGACCGCTACCTGCTGAGTGAGATCAAGGCAGGCCGCATTGCTTTGGTCGTGACTCACCTGCACAGGTCAGTCCGGACTAAACCGGTGGTGTACCTGCACAACCTGGCCGCCTTCCTCGACGCCCAAGCAGCGGAGGAAGCAGCCTGATTCAACGGTGCCCCTGCCGTCCAGGGGCAGACAACACCCACTCAATGAGGCACAGCACATGAACAAAGCTCGCCCCTTCATCGACACGTTACGGGACATCGAGGCCGGAGGTTTACTTGATGAACTCAGCGAAACCCAACATAGCCTGGTCGATGCCATCCGCCAGACCGGCAAGGGCGGTGAACTTACCATCAAGCTCACCTACAAGCCTGATGGCAGCGGCCAGATGACCATCAAGGCCGACGTTAAATCGAAAGAACCGATCCTGTCTCGCGGCACATCACTGTTCTTCCTGACCCCCGAGGGCAACTTGACCCGCCGCGATCCACGACAACAGGACCTACCGTTGCGCACAGTCAGCGAAGACCCAGCACCGGAAAAACTGCGTCACGTCAGCCCGTAACACCTGAGTCGAAAACCTCTCACCACAGCATCACCCAACGGAGCACTTCCAATGCAACAAGCCATTCAACAACTGGTCACCCTCGCACAGGCGATCGGCAAACCAATTGATCATCAAGGGCTGGCAGCACCCATTGCCCTGCTTCCTGACGGCGTGGCCGTCCACACCCTTGAGCACCTGCTACCGAACCCTACTCGTACGCGCCAGAAACTCACCGTGCTCGATGCCGAGTCCTTCATTGCATACGTGAACCGCTTCGCCGATGCCGCGACTGCAGTGTTCTGCAACGGCCCCGAAGGCCGTACCTTCTTGGCAGTCATCGACTACCACCAGCCAACTGCCCCCGCCTGGCGCGACCACGTGGCCACGTACCGTTGCCCTACCAGCATCGAGTGGGGCCGCTGGAAAGAGAACGACCGCAAGCGCATGGATCAAGCAACGTTCGCCGAGTTCATCGAAGAGAACGTCAGGGACATCACCCAGCGCGCAAACGAAGCGAACGACCCTAGCCCTGCCGACATGCTGGAAATCAGCCGCACGCTGGAAGCCAAGAAAAACATCACCTTCCGCCAAGGCACCCGCCTCGACAACGGCCAGGTTCAACTGACCTACAACGAAGAAATCGACGGGCGTGCTGGCGAAGCAGGTCAACTGCGCATCCCTGAACAATTCTTCATCGCCGTGAAACCGTTCCTCGGTGGTGACGCCTTCTGCGTCCCGGCCCGCTTCCGCTACCGCATTCTGGAAGGTCGCCTGCAAATGTGGTTCGAACTGGTGCGCCCGGACAAAGTGCTTGAAGAGGCCTACAACGCCGTTCGCCAGAAGATCCAGAGCGCAATCGGCGAAGTACCGCTGTACGAAGCCACCCTGTAACTAACCCCCAAGTAACACTCGCCGCCAGCCTCTCACCAAAAATCCTGACGGCGGGCTCTACCGAGGTACACAGCACATGACAGCAATTCAGATTTGCGCACTGATCGTTCTGATCGTACTTGTTGGCCTTACCTATTGGGCGGGCTATCGCGGTGGCCTGAACGATGGCCGCATCGAAGGTATCGACGAAGGCAAGGCCATTCAGCAATCAGATAACTCAGGGATGATCCAGGACCTTAAGCGATCGCTTGATCAGGCGCAGGACCACAATGAGCAACTGTACTCCCACTATGAGCGCGCATTGGCCGCCGCAAAACTAGGGGAACCAGAACGCCAGACTCTGCTCGCCATCGCCGAACAACTGAGAATTGCGGCCGAGACATTCAGCGCATTCCGCACAGGCAAGAAACTCGAACGAGACTCCGTTGCGCTCCGCGACCAGGCTCTGGCCATGGCGAGCCTTCTGGTACCGGTAGCGCAGGAAGATGCCGCATGACAGCCCTTCGCCGAACAGTCCGAATACGCAGCGGACAAATGCCACCCCTCGACCTGAACGTCATCTGTGACAAATGCGACAAGTCGCGGGCACACGGCAACCACCAAAAATGCAGCAAACAGCGCCAAGCCGAGGGCATCGCACGGCGCGTAGGGGAGCAACAACAATGAGCCTTCCACGCTGGGTAATGATCAGCCGTGCATCAGAACTCACCGGCTACAGCGAAGACGCCATTCGCCACAAGGTGAAGAACGGCACCTGGGCACAAGGCCGGATCTGGCGCAAGACGCCAGACGGCCGCATCGCAATCAACATGACGGAGTACGACAAGTGGGCCGAGAGCGCACCGCAGGAAGCGGCCTAGAAGCCGAGCTAGCCAAGCACAAGGGGGTTGAATTACACGGCGGCAACATTCGCGTCGTGTTCATGTGGCGGCGAATCCGCTGCCGCGAATCCCTCGGCCTTCCAGTAACCAAAGCCAACATCAAACATGCCGCCCTACTTAGGGCGGCAATCATTCATGAGATCAAGACAGGGCATTTTGATTACAACCGTCACTTTCCCAACTCGAAGAACGCGACCAACTACAGCAACGTAAAAGACGAATGCTTGGCAGCACTGATGGCCCGTTACAAACCGTTGAAGGCCGTCGACATTACCCCGATGACCGAAGAGAAATACGGTTACGCACTTGATATCTGCACCGAGCTATTGGGACCAGACCGATTGGCAGGCATCCTATTGCCTGAGGATATCCAACTGCTCAGGACCCAATTGATCGCCACCCGGGCACCTTCGACCGCGAACCATTATCTGGCCACGTTTGCCGGATTCCTGGCTTGGTGCGAGAACAACAGCTACTGCCGTAAAGGCCTGTCCGCCGCCTGCATACGATTCGCGATGATCGGACGCGAACCGGATCCGCTGACGAAAGGCGAGTTAGAACAACTGCGAACCAAAGGATGCCTTCATCCACAGGACTCAGCCGCGATCACCCTCGCGGTTTACACCGGGCTGCGCCCGGGCGAGATGTGCGCGCTGGCCGTAGAAGATATCGACCTGGTCGCCGGCCAGCTCAACATCACTAGGGCAATCACGGCGGACGGCACATTCAAAGTCCCCAAGACTGGAAAGCCTCGGGCCGTACTTTTGATGCCGCCAGCCGTCGAGGCCTGTAAAACGCTGATGGGGCTAGTAGCCGACCACGCGCCACGCGAGATCGAGGTCTACATGAACCGTCACGAAAGCCGCGTCGAAACGGTTACCCCACTGCTGTCCCCAACCACACAAGCCCGCAAGAAAATCATCAACCACTGGTTTATCCCCACGTCATGGAACACAAAGTGGGCAGCCATTCAAAAGCGTTCGGGGATTCGACCGCGCCGCCCGTACCAAACTCGGCACACCTACGCCTGTTGGTGCCTGACTGCGCGTGGCAATCTGGCGTTCATTGCAAAGCAAATGGGGCACAAAGATTTCACGATGTTGGTAGAGGTTTATGCGAAATGGATGGATGACGAGTCACCAACTGAGTTGCAGCACATATGGAACAATATGCGCAACAGAACGGTAAATAACTGATTTTTTTGAACAAAAAAGCCCGGCATATAGCCGGGCTTTTTTTGATTGCAAGTCAGCACATCATGACGGGTTTCTCAATACCCAGCTCAGCGCACGCTTGCTTCAGGCTTTGATCAGCCTCTTGGAAACGACGCACACGGGCCAAGGTGTAATCGCGACCACTTAGCCCATCTTTACGAGGGGTTGTGGCGTGCTTTGTCTGATACTCGCTAGCGCTAAAGCTTTTCATGACGTGATTCCTTTCCTTACAAGGGAATAAAGCAATCTTTGTTGCTTTGATATGTTTCTAACTGGTGCTGCAAAACGTGTTTGAAGGTCGCATGATCATTAGAATACGTCGCCGCATGCACTCCATTGAACCCCTGATGATCGAGGTAACGATAGAACAGCTCATCAAACATATCTACCTGCTCGCGGACACTTTCTCGGATCGTTTTGTTCTTGAAATCATCAATGAAGTGATAGTAATCGCCATTCGGCCATCGAGGGCGGTGGTACATCAGCACCGCTGGCTTCAAAGGATTCACAGAAACAACACGCCCTTCACTCTGATCATTCTTGGGATTGATCGGATCAAGAGCGAACCACAGCCAGAGCACTGCTGCGCAGCTCATTGCGAATCTACCCACCGCAATTTCAACGTCAGCGTTGGTGCGACCCAAGGCCTCAATGAGATCCTGCAGCTGCCCCACATTTCCGCCCGGGTTTGCCCGCAAATAAATACGGATCTTTTTTCCGAGCGGAGCGTCTTGCAGCACCTGAATCAAAGGCCCCACTGAGGCTGGGTCGATGCAGGCGAGCTCAATAGTCTCCCTGTCATCGCTATGAACCACGTGCAACTGTGACACTACGGACTCAATAGCAGTTCCATCCTGCTCGGCGATCGCACCAACTTCCATGAATGACCCTTAATTTGACACGTTCTTATTGCCTAAAATCATAAGACAATAGTGGCCATTTGCCACCTATACAGTCGAAAAAAGCCCGGCTTCAGCCGGGCTTATCGATCATTCCTGGAAATAAAGTAGGAACGACGGGATGCGCGAATCTTCGGTCATGCGGCCTTTTGATGTCAAGCAATGCCTTGTGACATGTCACACTTATTTCCTAGGTTTCACCTATCAATTGAGCTACGACCACATTTTACGCCCTCTTGGTCTGACTGCCGCTGGGCAAGCTAGCAGTTCCGCCGCCGTGGTAACCTACTCAATCTGCGAGCAAATTTTGAGTTGGGGCTCACCGTTAGAGGTAAAAAGTGCAAGAGCGCACGGCTTATGAAGCCTACAAACTGCGGTACGAAATGCCCCATATTTGCCCCACACTTTTGAGCCAATATCGCTAAGCCACTGATGAATAAAGCCATTTCAGATTTATCCAGTCACACGCCAATGATGCAGCAGTACTGGCGCCTGAAAAACCAGCACCCTGACCAGTTGATGTTCTACCGCATGGGCGACTTCTACGAGATCTTCTATGAAGACGCGAAGAAGGCC